GACTATAGCTGCATCTGGCTGGTTTGTGACAGCCGATAGTTACGACACTGTTGTCGGTGAGGTTAAAGCGGCAGTTACTTCAGGATCGGTAGGAGTGGGCTTTTTTGAATTCGCAACTGTAAAGGACAGGACAACAGGCATTCATCTGGCAGTAGGTAGTAATGGATGTGCTCTGCTTGCTGGGATTGCATTTTGTCTCGATGAAGAGCTTCTGGTCGCGAATAATGGCAAAGAAGCGGCGGCAGTAGCTCCCAGTGCGGTTACGAGTGGGACAGCATCCGATCTTCTCCTTTGGGGGAAGGTCAATGTAAGGTGTGATCCCGCAAAAGTATGTTCGGCGGGAGACCTGCTAACCGTTACAACATCGGGGTATTTTATCCCATGTGAAAGCGGTTATTATTCTTGTGCCCGTGCATTGGCTAACATTGGCAGTGATGCGACAGGCGCAGCATTCTTTGACGGAGCAATGGGTTATCTAAAGGATTAGGAGGTTAATTATGGCGTTTGAAAACGTGCTTTTGAAATATACATTACAGGCAGGGGAAGATCTGTCGGCCTCTCAATATCTGGCGGTATCGCTGGAAGATGGGCAAGGGGCCAATACGGGTGCGGAGGCAAGTGGTATTTTGCTCAACAAACCCGTTGACAAAGCTCATGCAGAAATAGGGCTTGTCGGGATCATGAAATATAAGGCAGGCGGGGGTGATCACACAAAGGGTATCCGCCTGGCAGTTACAACTAATGGCTGGCTCAAGTCGGCAGGAAGTGGTGATTTTCTCGTAGGGACAGCGTTGATTTCGGTTGCAAGTGGTTCCATCGGGACAGGACTTCTGGACTTCACGACGCCGGTTTATGCGTTTAGTTCAAGTTTCGTTACGTAAGGAGGATAATTATGGGATTCAAAGGAAAGGACGTTCATGTTGATGTAGCATTATCTAACGTGGCGATTGCATACATGCCAGAAGGTATGATTGCCGAGCTTATATGCCCGGTAGTCCAGGTTCAGAAGCAGTCAGACGCATATTCGATCTGGTCACAGGCGGACATGTTTCGCACGGAGGATGATAAAAGGGCTGCCGGTACTGAAGCCAACAAGATTACAAGGTCAATCAGTTCCGGTACATATTTTGCAGATAATTACGCACTGAAAGACAATATCCCTTATGAAGATATTGAAAATGCGGATGCGGGTTTTCTGTTCACAACAAGACAAAGCAGAGTCGAGTACATCAAATCGAAACTGCTTTTAAATATGGAGTACAGGGTTGCATTGCAGTGTACCTCAACCTCTAATGTAGGATCTTCTACAACGGTCGGGTCTGCCTGGACAACGTTCACAAATGGGAATTCTGATCCCTACGGTGATCTGGTTACTGGTATCAATGTGGTTTATGATACAACCGGGTACAGGCCAAACAGGATTCTCTTTGGTGAGTACGCATGGAGAAATTGGAAAAGGCATGCGGATGTTATTGATCTTATTTACGGCAACGTGGATAAGGGTCGATCAGCAAGGGTCGTTACCAGAGAACAGGCAGCGGCGCTTCTTGAAATCGACCAGGTTCTTGTTGGCGGGGCGTATTACAATACCACCGATGAAGGGCAAAGCGCAGAGCTTTCGCAGATTTGGAATGACAATGTTCTGATTTATTACGCTCCCATGAAGGCATCCAAAGATAAGCCTTCATTTATGTACGGGTTCCGATGGACGAAGCTCATGAACATGCAGGCCAAGATTTACCAAGATGAGAAAGCTGGCGCCGAGGAAGTACAGCTCGGGTATTACCAAGATGAGGTAATTACCGCTAAGTATCTGGGTTTCTTAATTAAGGGTGTGGGTAGTTCGCAGTAAAACAGCGGCAGTGCCTCCATCGCTGGGCGTGAGTGGTGAGATTGAAAGGTCTTACTACTCACGCTACTAAAAAGAAAGGAGTTGTTATGCTAACGGCAGATGCAAAAAGACTTGGCATCCACCCATCACAGGATTGGCGGAAGGTCAAGTTAAACCAATTGCAAGGCAATGAAATCCGAAGTTTGGCAGATGCATTGGGTGTTTCTGATGAGTTATCCGGCGATGAGTTAAACCGGGCAATCAGAGACAAACTTAAAAACGAATACAAACCACCGAAAGGATAAAACATGTATATAGCAATACACTGTGCCGGGATGCCGTTTGATGGGACTACGATTCCATCCGGTCAATCCCTTGGAGGCTCGGAGAGTGCGGCCTATTATATGGCCAAAGAATTAGTTAAATTAGGGCATGAGGTCTATGTCTTCACCGCATCCCAAAAGGGAGGGCGGTATGAGGGTGTTATTTATGAATGGTTCGGAAATGTGACTCAAGAAAATCCCTTGGGGGAAAGATTCCATTTTGCCATGAGGATTCCCTTTGATGTCTGTGTTATTCAGAGGCATCCGGGTGCTTTTATAGTACCGCCGAATAGCAAATTGAATATGTGGTGGTTGCATGATCTTGCTTTGTACCGACAAACCGGATATGTGCAACGGCAAATAGTCAACGTGGACAGAGTTCTTACCGTTTCCGATTGGCACAAAAACCAGGTGAATACGGTCTACGGGATTTCAAAGGACAGCATAATCAATACTATCAATGGCGTGGATTATGAAATGTTCAAGGGACTGGAAGGGAACGAAAGAGAACCTCGATCTTTAGTTTATATGGCGAGGCCGGAAAGAGGTCTTGAGTTGTTGGTCGGTGGTGATGACTGTATCATGAATCAACTCAAAGATTGTCATCTCTATGTCTGCGCCTATGACAACACTGTGCCTCAGATGCGGTCATATTATGAATATCTCTGGAAGCGATGTGCCGAGCTTCCCAATGTGACGAATGTTGGGAGTCTGGGAAAACGAGAGCTCTATCAATTACTTTCAAAATGCATGATTTATGCCTATCCGACGACATTTGAGGACACTTCCTGTATCGCATCTTTAGAGGCAAATGCGGCGGGTCTCCCTGTTGTGGGGTATAAGTGGTCGGCTGTGCCTGAGACAATCAGCGGCGGCGGGGCTGTATTATTACCCATGAAAGAAGAAAACGGCAATCCGTATGTGGATAAAAAACAGTATGCCGATACGGTTAGGTCTCTACTTGGAAATGAAAAACAATGGAATGATCTACACGAAAAGGCACTGACGAAAAGACAGACATGGGAAATGGCAGCTATTCAATGGGACAAGGAATTTAAGAAACTGCTTGCTGAAAAATCAGCCGACAAAAACAGGCTTCACAGGCATTTAGTACATAATAGCGATATTATCGCGGCTGTAAAAGATGGGGCGCTCGAAACACTTCCTGAAATTAAAGATGATTACTACTTTTATTTCGATGGGGACTATAAAGGACATTATGACCGCTACTACGAAAAAGAAAAAGAAAAAGGTGTGATTTATGGCCCGGAAGACTTAATCACAACAATCCGATTTGAAGCAATTGCAAATGCAGTGGTGAATTTCAATCCCAAAAGAATTTTAGATTATGGATGTGCGCATGGTCATTATGTAATGAATTTCGCGAAGAAGATGCCAGAAGCCGAGTTTGTAGGCGTAGATATTAATGCCTCAAATATTGAAATCGCTAAGAAATGGGCTAAAGATTCAAATTGCAAGGCTACCTTTTTCACGGGTGATCAAAACATTCTTCCAGAAAACGAAATGTTTGATGTGATTGTTATTGCCGAGGTGCTTGAACACGTACCAAATCCACAGGAAATAATTGAATCATTATCACAGCATCTCAATCCACAAGGCTCATTTGTTATATCAACACCCTATGGCCCCTGGGAGGCGATAGGATATAAAGAAAATCCGGGATGGTGCGCTCATATTCACTACTACGAACGGCGTGATCTTCAAGAAATGTTTGGGACTCAACAGAATTATCGGCTCATGGGCGTGCCTTCCTGGGATGAATACGGATGGTTCATTGTGACCTTCCAGAGATCGGAGCAGTCTATCGGAGAAATCAATTACGAAAGGAAACTTCAAGAGCAGGCTCCGAGAGAGACACTTTCAGTTTGTATGATTGCCAAGGATTCCGAATATACCATCGGAAAGACGCTTCAATCAGTAATGGATTATGCAGATGAAATCATAGTCGGGATTGATGATACCACGACAGACGACACAAAGGTAGTCTGTGAAAAGTTTGGAGCAAGGACATTTCTGATAGACTCACCGCTTGTTTCAGGGTTTGACGAGGCACGAAACAAGACAATCAAAGATGCTGTTATGGATTGGATTCTTTGGATTGACAGCGATGAGATACTGGAAAATGTTCATAATCTGCCGAAGTATTTACGTCAGAATCCTTTCGCCGGATATGGTGTGCCACAACATCACATAGCAATAGAACCAGCCGGAGTGATGAAAACGGATTATCCTGTGAGGCTGTTCAGAAATCATAGAGGTGTTAAGTTCTACGGAGTCGTGCATGAACACCCGGAAAAGGTAATGAATGAGAGTGTTGGGCAGATTATGATCGCTCATGACCTTGGCATTATGCATGTAGGGTACAGCACGGAAACAATACGGCGAGAGAGATTCAATCGGAATTGGCCTTTAATGAAACGGGACAGAGAAAAGTATCCAGAAAGGCGTTTGGGTAAATTCCTGTGGGTGAGGGATTTGAGTCATTTCATTAGATGGAGAGTAGAACAGACACAAGGTACAATCACTCCTGACATTATGAAGGCGGCTAATGAGGGGGTGGATACATGGAGAGAACTTTTGAAACTCGGCGAGACTCGTTTGATTGTTGAGGGCCTGGAATTTTATGAGGTCTGCGCTCAGGTAATTACACAGGGACAGGGCATTAAATTCGGTCTTAATCTGAATGCTACTAAAGGGAATGGCGGGATCAACATGCAGAATAAACATATGGAAGCCATGTTTGTGAATCAAGATGATATTGATAATCTTGTGAAACACTTAGTGTATTCGAAAACGCATATTTTTAACGAGAAACATTTCTAAGGAGGCAATCATGAAAAAGCTAATCATACTTTTAATCGTACTTTTCGCAAGTGTGGCGTTTGCCGCGGATAAATCAGTAACCCTGCAATGGGAACAAACCGTAGCCGATCTGCCGTACATCACCGGGTGGGAAATACAGTACAGCCTTGATGATCAGCAGACTTGGACATCATTTCCGGTTGTTTCGTATTTAGAAGAACAAGCAGTTTATGAAACAGATGGAATGGTTGTTGTTTCCGATACAGGATTTACGGAGGCATCTTTCAGGGCGAGGACTTTGGCTAAAAATGACAATCATAGTGAATATTGTGATTCAATCAGTAAGACGTTTGGGAGTGCTACCAAGGTGATTAATTTTAAGTTTAAGGTAATTGAATAGTCCGAGTGGGGCGGGGATAGAGTAATGGCACAACCAATGCGGAGGATTTTCACTTTCGATAACGTAAGGCGGGTGTTCAAAAAGGATATTCAACGAAGGGAATTTCTCAAAGACACGGAAAGACGGGGGTTCTTTACGAAATGATAGAAGAATTCTATATCAAAAAAAACGACTTGCAGCCGGATTATTATGCACAGGTCAAGGATGGTGACGGAACAGTTGTTGCGATCACAGGAGCTACTATTCGGTGCTCAATGAAAAATGCACGGACAGGTGCATTGAAAATTGATCGACAGGACACGGGAATCAATATTAGTGACGGCACTAACGGGAAATTCGAGTATCAATGGCAGTCCGGGGATACCGACACATCCGGGAAATACTACATTGAATTTGAAGTGACACCGACAGCCGGGGGGAAATTCACCGTACCAGCCAGTTATGAAGACAGGGCGGTTGTTATCGTTCTCGAATCGCTGGATGCGAGTTAGGAGGAATCATGTCATACGCAGGCTATGAAGATGTTATTGCACGTTATCCAATGATGAAAGAAATCGCTCCGAGTCCGGCGGCTGTAAGCAGTGATTTTATCTATTATGCCGAAATGGAAATCAATAGCCGTTTCGCCTCTCATTTTACAGTGCCTTTCGGAGGGACACACCCGACGATAAAGGATCTGACGATTGACCTTGCTTATTATCGAATGCAACGAATCAAGGACCCGGAGAAGGCAGAGAAGATTCACAAGGCAATAATTGGGCGGATTGATGACATAAAAAAGGGCAATGAATATATCTATACGGGATCGGGAACTACCATTGCTCCGACACTTTCGTCCAGAACAGGAGAAATATGGTCAACGGATATGGATTACCACCCGGTTCATTCAATGCTTGGGGCTGAGCATGGGAGCACGATAGTTTGTAGCGATCAATTATATGATTTGGAGCAAGAGCGTGTTTGATTGTAAATTCATAGGTTTCGATGCCATGAAAGGAAGTTTGGCAAAGAAGCAGAAAAAGCTAAAGGAACGACAGAGATTAAATGCTCAAGCTGTGGTAATAGTTGACAGATGGATACAGAAGAATTTTCAGAGCGAGGGGGGGCCCCAAGGTGGTTGGGAGCCACTAAAAACAAGCACAATCAAAGGAAGAAAACGGGGTGGTGATCGGATATTACAGGATACGGGAATATTAAAGTCAAGATGGAAACACCTTTACACACCCGAAAAGGCGGCTGTAATGTCCGGTGTGGATTATGGGGTTTATCATGACAGCGATAAACCGAGGAAAAAACTTCCTCACAGGAAGATACTTCCGAGAGAAAAACAGATCATGCCTTTATTGCTGAAAATATATAAGAAGTTCATAGGGATGACACTAAAATGAGCATTGTAGACATGGGCGGCATCACAAAAGCCGTTGAAAAATTGATAAGTGAAAACACGACTGGATATAAAGTTACCAGGAATAAGCAGAGAAATGAAGATCCGAATATCGCCGCACAGGGGAAAGGCTGGATCGGGATATGGAGAGGTGACAGAATTTACGAACCACACACAACCGGATCAAGCCCGTGGCTTGTCGATCTCAGCGTTATGATTGAAATTCAGTACGCATCCTGGGCGAATGCGGATGATGTAGAAGACAGGCTCATGGATGCGGAAAAGGAAATCATGGACATCCTGAACGCAAACAGGACCCTAAGCAGTACAGTCCTTATGACTACCGGATATGATGTAACTGACAACAAAAACGAATCAGAAGAAGATGTTTATTTCCAGGCATCAATTATTACTTTAAAGGCACAGGTGAGGGCATGAAAATTAAATGGACGGATGGATTAAGAGAAGTTCCCGGCATAGGGCTTATTAATACTGGCGATATCCGGGAAGTTTCAGATGATTTGGCTGAATCTCTGATAAAACAGGGTCAGGCTAAAGAAATAAAACCGGAAAAAATTGAAGGGAGGTCA